GCTGGTTCGCTCATTACGCTCCAAACTCAAATTTAAAGAACAAGTCTATTCCACCAGGATTTAACGGCATTATGTTGTCAATTGTAAGCAATTGACTTCCTCTTACAACAACATCTTTTGCCTTTGGGATCACTCCAGGAGTCACTGCCATGTAGCCGTTTATTTGACCGCTAATAATTTCAGTATCTTTGAGGTACATGATTTCTTCATGATTATCAAGTTTGTCTGGAATGAAGACGATTTTGACCGTGTAATCTACTCCGGTTATTTCAGCAGGCAACCAAGGTTGTGCGCTGTCAGGCAAGGCCGCAGAGTCCATTACTCTGAGGATTGCCGTTTCACCATACGAGGCGATTAACCTTTTAACTGTTGTTTGTAGTCTTGAATAAAAAGTCACGTTAAACCCTTATCGTATTCAAGAAACTGCTACTGGAACCATCTGAAAACAAAGCCTCTAGCAATGTTTCAACTGCCGCAAAAGTAACTCCCCGATATTTACTACCTGTGGAGACTTCTTCCGAATATTTTACCGTGATTGGACCCACAGTTTCTTGAGTAATTTGACCACCTACAGATGCGTCCGGCATCGGAAACAACACTGTCCCAGCGTGCTGCTCGACGCAAAGTTGAGATTGAGCCTGCTTTAAAACTTCAGGGATTGAATCTTTAGCAACCGTCACAACCTTGTCCATTACCAAATCGGTTCTAGGGAACTGCAACGATTGGGTAGTGTTTGTCTTGTAACCCTCGTACTCAAAACGTCTAGATTCAAGATAGTCTGTAGCCGCAATAATTTGCTGCTCTAAGGTGGTATCTCGATTAGATACAACCACTCCTCGCCCAGTTGCGTAAGTTCTCACATATGCCAAATCAACATAGCAATTTGAATTTGCTACATTCGATCCGTCCTCAATGATTAAAGTTGGCATAACATTCCTAAAGTTTAAAACTTGCCCTGACGTAAATCATCCAGAAACCGCCAGAGCAAGCCTCGCCAATCAAGCGATTCCATTCACCGTGATAATTGACGAAGTTTATTCGTTCCAGTAATTTTCGATGTAGTTCATCAAAGATTGTCTTGCTTTCAATTTCTTTTCATTACGTTTTGCCCACTGATTCTTTTCATGGGCTAACACGACTTGATTTGTTGTTGCATTTGAAATCTCGTAAACATTCTTTGGAATGTCTTGCTTAGGTTCAAATGTGTTTGGAGTTTCCTTTACTTCTTGTTTCATAACAGCAACCGTTTTGAATCTTGCATCGGAATCGTTTAACGGATACCAATTGCAATTTTCAGGGAGTTCGCTTTGAGCAGATGTTGACTCAAACCAAACACGCAACTGTTCTTCACTTCTTAAAAAGCCTGATTGATCAAAGTAAGTATTAACACCTTGATCGTCGATGGCGTGTAACTGATAAACACCTTGTTTAAAGTCTGACATTTTTACCTCTTAGATGATTTTAAAAAAAACGGGATCAACATGATGGAAACTGTGAAAACCACCACTCCCCCGATTTGCACGATACCCCTTAGCCGTTTGTGACTAAGAAAGACATAGGAACATTTTTCCTTGACAGTACGCGAGTCCAGTTGGACTGATTACGAAGATCAGCCAAAGTTTGGTTTCCTGAGTTGCCAGTTGCAACTGCGTTGTTGTTGGTATGACCGAAAGGATGGATCATCCAAGTTTTACGCAACCAAAGCTGTTCTTCACCACCACCATGACCAGTTTGAGGATTTCTCCAAACTTCAGTCGGTACGGTTGGTGAGCCTTCACCGTAGGCAAACATGGCGCGACCAAACAAGATCGAAACGTATTTGTAACCAGAAGTCGTTCCAGCCACAGTTGGGCAAGAATCGTCAACGATTACAGTTCGACCCATGTAGGTTGGAATGCGAGTTCGACCAGAAGCATCAAGGATGTAAGCAATGTCATCTTGAGCAACCATCGTTTTCATTACGACAGAGTGAACACAAATCGCTCGGATTTCTTCACCTCGATCACCCATCGTAAAGACTGCGTTGACAAATGCGCTTCGCGAGAAAAGGTTTGCTGCGGCAGCATTGTCACCATCTTCGATAGCAACGTCGATGATCATATCGCCAGCAACGCCAGGACTTTGAGTTGCAAAGTTACCATTAGCGTTTGCATTAAGAACACCTAATGCACAAGCGACAAGTCGGTCTTGCCAGTAGTAAGTCCAGTACATTCCGGTGCGATCCCGAATGTGCTGCATGGCATTTACGCCAGTCTGAAGCTCAACCGCTAAGTCCATTGCAGACCAGCCATTGTTGACATGAACTTTGCGAGTCTTTTGAACGTCCTGCTGAACATTGTCTGGAGTCGCATTAACAGCTTGATCCGAACTGTAGTTTGGTTCTGCTGAATGGTCTAAGTCTCGCCAGAATGGTAATTCTGCCGAACGGCCAGAAGCACCTGCAAGACTGTTAAATAGATCGCTTGAAGCGATTACACCTGATTGATACAAAGCTGTTAGCTTTGGATCATTTTCAGACATTAAATCCTCAAAGACTGTTACGTCGATGATATCCGATAATTGAACTGTACTCATTGAAAATCCTTCTAATGGTTATTGCTACTCGTCGCGAGTTGCTTTTAGGTCTTGATAACCGGAGGGATTCTCTTTACGGAGTTGTACCAACTGCTCCGACGAGAAATCCTTCCATTTCTTCCCCGAAGTCTCCACTGGAGAACCCGAAGATGTCGAGCCACTGGCCCCGCTTGCTTTGCTGCCAATAATTATAGGAGCGAATTCACTGTTGTCAATGAACTCCTTCTCCAAATTACCCAGTGTGAAATTGTCATTCATTTGACCATTTTTATCTTTGGCAATTACATTACCGGAAGAATCAATATCCAACCTTTGCATCACCAATGGGGATAGCAAACTTGGGGTAGTTGATATTTTTGTTGCAATGTCAGATGCAACTTTTTTCATTCTAGTTTGCTTCACCAATTCTTGCTGGTGGGCAATCTCTTTTCTTTGAGACGCAATCTCTTTTGCATGACTATCTTGCATGGTCTTAATCTGCCTTTCGAGATCGGCATGCAAAGCTGCAACATCTTGATTTTTCAAAGCGTCCTCTCTTACTTTATTTTCTGCTGCTTGTTTTGATTTTTTAACGTCCAAATCAGCTTTGTCTTTGATTGCTTTTAACTCTGCTTCAACAGCTTTTCGCTTTTCAACTTCATGCTGCTTTGCATTCAAAAGTGCGGTTGGGTCATTCTCAATCAAATAACCTCCGACTAAATCTAACTTGAAACCGTCTCCCGATTGCACATAAAGTGATTTCGAGTCTGTAGGCAACGAAACGTACTCTGCCTCTGTTAAACTTGCTTTAATTGGCATCTAAGGTACTACCTTTTGTTATGACTCACTGAGCCGGTTCGGAAACACCAGGTTCTGGATTAACTGGTTGTATATCTGCGCTTGTTGCATCAAACATTAGCTTTGCAAAATTTGCTCTAACCACCATGTCTTCTGCGATTGCCGTTCTTGCTTCATCAAGAGTCTGGAAGGCTAGTCCTGATCTCTTTGCAACAACTCGACGTTCTTCCCAAGAAAGAAGTGGGTTATCGGAATTTGCAATTTCGTTAATCTGCCGCAACTCTTCAGCACTTAACGAAGTCAAATCAAAGTTCTTATTAACATTGAATTTGATTTCTCCTATGTCTGCACCAACAAACATGGCAGCAAACTCTAATGATGAGACAACTGCCTTTTCAACATTCTGAGCAATGTTTGTAAGTATGCTTATGTCACCTGCTGCCTCAATCTGTATTTCTTTTTCTTTTCGCTCAACACTTGATTTGCTTTCAATTAACTTTGCACCCACAGCAACCATCTGTTGTTCTTTTTGATCCATGCCTTCTTTGGCAAGTGAGTTGGGGGATGCTTGTATTAATTTGGCATCTGAGTCAGGCGGTCCAGGAATGACACCTCTCGCACCTAATCGCAGAGTTCCTTTCCAGACATCCTTAACCCAGTCTTCAGTTACTCCCGAAATGAACAATGTTGGTTGACCAATGAAGTACAAACTTTCTTCATAGTCGGCACTGTTTCGATAATGACCTATGTTCAAAACTGACATTGAATAAAGTGGAGGACGGTCAATCGTAGAGTCGTTATTTTCAGAACCAATGAAAGTGAACGGTATCTTTCCAAACTCATTGCCTGCCGAATCACAGATATTGTAAACCTGCTCTCGGTTGTAGTCTTTGTGGTCAATGTCATAAACAAAAATTGAAACTCGAACACAACCGTCATCTAATAATTCAAGTGCGCGATATTGTTCATACTCACTAACAACGAATGAGTTCTCGTCTCTTTTCTCAAAGACTTCTTTCAAGACGACCATTGTTAAAACGGTTTCGTTTCCAATGACTCTGGTTTCCCAGTTGATGATGTCTTGGGGTTTATAAAAACGAATTGTTGGCCGAACCCGACCTTCCATTATATCGCCTCTTGAAACCATCCCACCAGTTGTTGGGTAATCAGCGAGCATGCCACCTCTGCCATACGGCAGGACGTAATTGCAAGCCTCTTTGGTCAATTGAACGATATCTAGACCTTCTCCGTTTGCGTTATGCTCAATAGGACTGAGCAACTCAGGCAACTCAATTTCAGGAGGACGCAAAAAGATTTGACCAACCAAAGCATCTGCTGTCCTCGCAGTCACGTTGTAAAAGATAGCCCTTTGAATGTAATCATCGTAACGAGCTAAGTTTGCATTGCTTGTGTCGGTCGGATTTGGCTTAGGTAAATACGTTGTTTTCTTTTCTTTAATTGCCCATTCACCATCAAGGCAATCCTCGATCATTTCATACCGTGGAAGGATATCAATTAACTCTTGACGAGAATGATCCACATCATTTTTTATTACCATTTTAGCCTCTCCAATCTGTTTCAACTTTAGTAGCGTATCGATTTGAAGACGCTAGAATTCTATATCGCACGACATCCCACAAGTGATCTTCGGCATCAGTATCAACATCATCAGGTTTGTCTGGATCACGAGGCAATGAGGGCAATGTCTTTAAACAAGACCTACAGTTTCTCATAAAGTAGATTCCAGGACGTTCCTTTTGTTGAGATGCTCGTAAGCGATCTCTCATTAATTGAAGACCGTTTATTCTCGAACCAGGCGATTTGTCACTCTTTGTCCATCCAATTCCTTCATCCAGAAATTGAGTTTCGATTGTATCAACATCGTCAAGCATGACATTTCTAATTTGGTTATCCGCAGGACCGCTTCTGACTCGACCTTGAACCCACAATTCTGATTTCAATTGAGACTCAATGTCTTTTATTCTTTTTGCGACTAACTCAACAGAGAGCCTCAGTCCCTCGTTTGAGCCTACTTTAACAGTTCCATAGTCCTCGGCAATTGCGATGAGAGTTCCAGCAGGAGGACACCAAATACGACCGTCTAGTAAAGAAACTTCCTCGCCGTTAGCTTCAGCCCACCAAATAGTCGCAAACGGGTGAGACGAACCCCAGTCAAACGCTCGATCAACTCTCCAATTCTTTGGAACCATGAATCTTTCAATTACATGAATGCCATCTCTCCACAGATCATCTATCGCACCACCTGCGTTAACCGACCAATCACCATGCATCCATGCAGCTTTGAGGTTGGGATCACGTTCGCAGGCAGCAATGATGTTCGCTCGATACTTGTGTGGGATGTAAGGGTTCTCAAAGAAGTTGCCAAATATTCGCACCTGAGTTCTCGTTACTACAATCTTTTCGCCGGTAACAAAGTTTTCCATCTCAGTTGTTTTCTTAACGATCTTTCCTGGAGGGGCAGGGTCAACAAATTCTTCTTTACACCAGTTGTGTCCAGGACCGTTGGGATTGGTTGTTACAAAGACTTCTAATGGGATTTCGGGTAGTGGCTTTTCGTCCTGTGTATCGTAAACGACTTTTGAGCCTTTTGTGATTTTTGGAGTGTCTTTGGCTGGATTAAACGAGCATCGATTGACTGACATAAACTTGTCGTAAAGACCTCTCGTTGGATATTTAGTGATTTCATTCCAACCGATGAATGGATACTCGTGACCATGAAATCCATTGTAGTCTTCAATCTTTTTGACATGCCTAAAGAGTAGTTCTTCGCCTGTTTTCCAGACCCACTTGTAATCTCCTTTGGAGTATTTAAAAACTGCTCCGTCTTGGAATTTTGGAAACTCACGAGTGGTTTGAGCAACAAGATCGCTAAGGTTGTCATGTTCACGGTCGAAGATTACCCCTCTCCAAAACTTGCCATAACCTAGTCCAACTCTAGCTCGAAACCGCATGCATTGAGTAATGGTTTTGCCTGGACCTCTAGCCCCATCAAAAAACACAATGTCCGCAGGAGCGCAGAGTGCCAACTCTTGACTTGAATTGGGAATAGGCTCCCAAACAACATCAATCTTCGGATTCGACATTTTCACCACCGTCAGATTCAACCATTTTTGATGTTATATTTGATTGATGACTGATAGCTTTTGCTTCCCAATCATCAACCGAATCTGGCATAGGCACTCGCATTACATGCAATACGTTTTGAGTATTGTTAACCGTCAAGCCAGGCTTTTCGATAAAGCCCATGTAGTCTCCGTAAATTTTCATCAACTTTGCAACGTCTTCAGCTTTTTGTGAGTTCTGAGCCTTGTCCCAAATCAACCTTGCTGCTTCTTCTCTTGATGGAAGAAACTCTCTTGCCCCATGCTTTTCAAGCAACTCATTTTTTGCTTTGAGAACCTCATCATCTATGGGCCAAGTCGTGGCAATTTCCATGATCCTAGATTGTTCAACTCCAATAGACTGAGCAGCAGCAAACGGATTGTTAGGATCACGCAGCAACGCATCAGCAAATCGAGTTTTTAATTCTGCTTCGTTCATTAATAAACTATTACATCCCAAGCAGTGGAACTTTCGTATTTTTGAATTTTAAGGTCAAGGTTGTAGGCATTTCTACTAAAGGAATCGCCGCCAATTC